TTGACAATTCGTTCTCAGAAAGTTCCAGACAAATTTCCATATACTTTTACTGGTAAAGTCCGGGTTTAATCAGAGGCTTTTCAGAGGTTTTGGGATGAATGTCGCTCAAAATGGCCGATTTTACATGGAATCCGTTGGATTGTCCGCCGGACAGTCCTTGGACTGACCAAAACGGGAAACTTTCGCAAAACGCTCATATCATTGGTCACTTTCATTGCATTACCAGAACGGTAAGTTAGAATGAAGATGTGAACCGGGCAAACAAAAAAGAACCAGCGGCTCGCCCTCACAAAGCACCGCTGGTTCCTACATCTTGCCCGGAACAATCCTGAGAAGTTCCGTTGACACGATTATATCATGTCAGCGGGCTTCTTGCAAGATAAAGGAGTGTGCTGATATGAGTGCTATGGACCTTGAGCGCGAGGTCATCCGTATGGGCGATGTCGGTGTCGCTATCGACATGGTGGACAGCAACCTCGCGGATGGCAAGTTGGAGCAGGCGGAACGTGCCGTTGTGATTCTCCGGGAAATCTTCAATGCCCGCAACAAAGGGCTGCGGAGCTGCTTTTACGGAGGTGAACGGAATGCGTGACAACTGCGTGATTTTCACCACGCCGGAACGGCAGGAATTGCGGGTCGTTTTCGACCCGGACGGAACCCCGTTCTTCTGCGGGCCGGACCTCGCGGCAATCGCGGGCTATGAACAGCCGAGAAAAGCCGTCACCGGCGGCAATCAGGGAGTGAACCGTATTGAATCTGTTTTGAGGAAAGTTCCTTGGGACAATGGTATGCGGCGTGGTCGCTGCGATTTTACCTGCTTTTCTGCGGAAAACGCCGTGAAGCTCCTGTGCCGCAGACCGGCGCCCTATGCAGCGATTCGCTGGCTGGAAGACGAAGTGATACCGAAAACGCAGGAAATGGGAGAGGAAGTCGCCAGAACGTATCCGGCATGGAATAAAAAGCCGGCACAGCAAGAACCGACGGAACCTCCCCAAAGGGAACCTGAAGCCTTTAAGCGGGAACCGATGCAAGCAGGTGGAGGGGCGCTCATTGAGCGTCTGGACAATATCATTTTGGAATGCGTTTTGCTGAAGAAGGAACTCAGCAAGGCGAAGTAAGAGGAAACCTTCAGGGCTGCGGAAACGCGGCCTTTTTTGTTGCCATCGAAAGGGGAGAATGCCGTGAAGAATTTTGACAGACAGTACCGGCTGGCGGCGGGCAAGGCAGGCTCGACTGGGTTTGAAATTGGCAGCGGAAAGCGACCGCTGCACGTTTCGTTTTCGGTAGAAAAGGCCGACACCAACAGCCAGAATACGGCCAAAGTGACTATCTGGAATCTGAGCGACGAACACCTTGCAGAGCTGAACAAAAACGACTGCGTGGTCGTACTCCATGCAGGGTATGGCGATACACGTCCGCTCATCTTCACCGGCGTGGTCACATTTGCCACGACAAAGGCTGACGGAGCAGACAGGTCAACGGAGATCGAGCTGGTGGATAACCGCATTGAAGTCCGCGACACCTACGTTTCCGTCAGTTATTCCGGGGCTGTGAACTGCAAGACCCTGATTCAGGACACCGCAGATCAGATGGGCGTGACGGTATCTTTCTCCTACAACGCAGAGTTCAAGGACATCCCCAATGGATACAGCTACGTTGGCCCAGCCAGAAATGTGCTGACGAAAGCCTGTGAAACCAGCGGGCTGGTCTGGAGCATCAACAACGGCGTCTTGCAGGTCAAAAAGCCGGGCGATACGATGAGCCGTGAGGTGTATGAGCTTTCGGCAGAAACGGGCTTGCTGGGCCTCCCAGAGCGTGTCCAAATTTCCAATGAGGACAAGGGATACAGCTACGGCTGGGACGTGGAGTACCTGATGAACGCCGCAATCGGGCTGGACGATTATGTGTACCTGAACAGCAAAGTGGTCAAGGGTTATTTTCGGGTCTACTCGGTGCGGATTGAGGGCGACAACATGGAAGGTTCGTGGAGCTGCACAGCCCGCCTGCTAGAGGTGAAGCAAGAATGATGCAGGAGTTTGTTGACCAAATCAATAAAAGCGCCCGCAGCGCGACGGAGGATATGCACACGGCCCTGCCGGGCGAGATGAAAAGTTACGACCCGGACAAGGGTGTCGCAACAGTGTTACCGAAGGCAAAGTTCACAAAGCCTGATGGCAGTACGATGGACTTCCCAGAAATCTCAGGAGTCCCGGTCATGTTCCCGCAGAGCAAAAACGTCACCATTGCATGGCCCATCAAGAAAGGCGATGGATGCCTGCTGGTTTTCAGCGAACAGGCGCTCGATTACTGGATGTACGGCAAGGAAACTGACACCAAACTGAAGTTCGACTTGACCAATGCCATTGCCATTCCGAATCTCACATCTGGCGGCAACAGCACCATGAAGCTCGCCTGCGATGAGGATGCTGTGGCGATTGCAGCGGGCGACACCACCGTCAAGATTACGCCCAGCACTGTGCAGGCCGAAGTTGGCGGAACCGTTCTGACGGTATCGCCTGATGGCGTTACCATTGAAGGCAAACTCACGGTCAAGGGCGGCATTGTTGCCCGGGATGATGTTAAAGCGTCCAACGGCAGCATCAGCCTTGCAAACCACACGCACAAAGGAGACAGCGGCGGCATGACGGGCAAGCCGCAGTAAAGGAGGGAAAAGCGTGATAGACCTGAAGCTCGATGTCACCGGAGACTTAGAACTCTCGGCGGCAGGCGACATTTCAGCTACGGACAGCATCGTACAGGCTGTCCGTATTCGTTTGCTCTGGTTCTTCGGAGAGTGGCGGCTGATGCCTTCGCTCGGCTTTCCGTACTTTGAGAACCTGCTGGTCAAAAATCCGAATGAGTCCAAGCTCCGGCATCTTATCCGGGAAACCGTGATGTCTGTCGATGGAGTGACGGATGTATCGGAGATCCTGTTCAACATCGACAAGAAAAGCCGTAGGGCATCCGTGGAGATTACGTTCAACACGGATGAGGACAGCTTTAGAGAGGAGGTCAAAATCCCGTGGCAAAATATGGCCTGACCCCGCAGGGGCCAAATCCGAAACGCCTTGATGTCATCCTTGAGGATATGCACAGCAAGATGACAGACCGCCTCGGCGTAAATACCCGGCAGAACCCGCAGTCTTTGCTGAATCACATTCTGACCAACGTCGCAGATGAGATTGCAGAGCTGTGGGAATTTGGCGTAGATGTGTACCACTCGCAGTACACGTCCAGCGCAACCGGCGTAAGTCTGGACTATGCAGCACAGTTTGGTGGCTCCACCCGTGAAATGGCGGCGAAATCCTATTACAGCATCCTCTGCACGGGTTTGGACGGAACAACCATTCCGGCAGGAACGGTGATTGCATCCGACACAAACCCTGCAACAAGTTTGACGACCACCGTAGATGCAGCCATCACAAGGTCGGCGTTCAACAAGGCAACCGTCGTCCTTGCTTCACCGGCGGCTACAACGGCCCTTGGAGTAGCTCTTAACGGAAACCTATACACCATTACCCCTGACCCAAAACAAAGCACCAGCGAAGCCCTAGAGGCTCTGGGAACAGCCATCACGGATAAGGACTTCCATGTGACGGTCATCAACGACACCATCGTGATCGAGGCGGTCGATGAAACCAGCTCCAATACGCTGGTCCTGTCAGAAAACCTGACCACTGCTTCTGTGGGCAGCATCGTCACATTTGAGACTGCCGAGCCGGGCGACATCTTCATTCCGAACGGCGTAATCACGAAGATCACGAAAGCTGTTCCGGGCATGGAGTCCGTGGTCAACGTGGGAAGCTATGTTGCCGGTCAGCTCGCAGAGAGTGATGTGGAGTTCAGAAAGTCCTACACGAACAAAATCTACAACCGCTCGTCTGCCATGCTGGAAAGCATCAAGAGCGCCATCCTGAAGAATGTGCAGGGTGTGGTGAGTGTAGCTCCCTATGAGAACTGCACAAATGAAGTCGATTCTGCCGGCCGGTGGCCGCACAGCATCGAAGTCGTGGTCGAGGGTGGCGATGCAGCGGAAATTGCCCAGCAAATCCTGAACACAAAGGCTGGCGGCATCAACACTTTCGGCAGCGTAGAAACTACCCTGCACGGCGTTTATGGAGAGGACATCGTGGTGCGCTTCAACCGCCCGACGTACGTCAAGGTCTGGTTCAAGGTTGGCGTCACTCTGAGTCCGAACACAAATCCGCCTACCAACTATGTCGAGCTTGTCAAAGAGCAGATTCTGGAGAAAATGAGCGCACTGGGGGCGGGCGAGAACGTCATCCCGCAGAAGTTCAACCTTCAGGTGTCTGGCATCGACTACATCGACGTATGGTTGTTTGCAACACCGAATGACGGCGATATGCCTACTGGCTACACCCAGCGCAGCGTGTCCATCTCGGCACGGGAGCGGGCCGTTACGGACGAAAACAGGATTGAGGTGGTCATGGATGGCTGATTACGTCCAGAAGCTCCGGGATGATCTTGTGGAGCAGTTCAAGGGCAAGCCGGTCATTGACGCGCTCATGGAGGCCGTTGGTGATGAGCTGAACGAGGTTCGACATTTCTACGAAGACTTGCGCGACAAGCGGAATATCCAGACCGCAGTTGGGAAGCAGCTTGATGGCATCGGCGACAATGCGGTTCTGACCCGCCTTGAAGCCGGTGCTTTGGCCTGCGCCAAAGAATCTGTGTATGTACTGGATGATGATGCTTACCGGACGTACCTGATATACAAAATCTGGAAGAACACCAACAACTGCACCTACTATGACACCATCCGGGCGTTCAAAATGTTCTGGGACAAGCCCCTGCATTACCGCGAGGACCCGGCCATCCCGGCCACCATGATTTTTGAAACCGATGCCCTGACACCGGAGGCTGACGTTTCAAAACTGCTGAACGCTCCGTTCATCAAGGCGGCAGGTGTGGCAATTCTGGTGGTGGCGAACACCGAGGCTCCTGAAATGGTCGCAGATATGCCGGTCGAGGGCATTCTGGGCCGGGGCTATACGACAACGACCCTGCCGGAGATTGAAACCGGCGAAGCATTCATCGACACTGTGCTGCCGGTCCCGGTTGCACAGAACATCACGCAGACAAAACTGCCTGAACTTGAGGAGGATGAGTTATGAGCTACTATGGCTTTGTTGTTACTGACAGCGGCCGAGAGCTGATTGCCAAGCTGGTTGCCGGGCAGCAGCTCCCGATTTCCAAGATTATGGTGGGCAGCGGTACTATCCCGGATGATGTGAAGCCGGCCGCGATGACCGCACTGGTGGAGCCGGTGGCCGCTGGCACATCGACCGCGCCGGTCTATGATGGAGCCAGCGTCCGCATGATCGTGGAGTACCGCTCCGACCTGAGCGGCGGTCTTGACCACGGATTTTGGCTCCGGGAGTTCGGCGTGTTCGCCTTTGACCCGGACAAGGGCGAAGTCCTCATCTACTATGGCACGCTGGGTGACTACCCGCAGTACGTCAGCGCTGCATCCAATACCGGCGTGGATGTCCGCCGCTTCCCGGTGTGCATCGTCATCGGCGAAGGGCTGGGCGTCACCGTTGACTACAAATGCGAGGCGTGGATGACGACGGAGGACGTGGAGCAGTATTGCTCGGTCACGATGCTCCCGGTATTCCTGAAGGAAGCGCAGAAGCTCGTGGATGCCCACAACGACGATGAGGAGGCCCACCACTCCATCCAGAACAGCATCTCCGACGTGTCCGCCCGGCTGGCTCTGCTGGAGCTGATGTTCAACACTTCCGTCACCGGCAATCCGTTCACGGTCACATTTGATACGCTGGACGGCACGGTAGTAGAGGGCGTCTGGAACACCACGGCAAAGAGGATCGAGTTCTGATGGAACGGATGTTTTTTTCGCGATCACCTCCGGACAGCTTGCGGAAAGAGTTTTTAACTGATAAAGGAGATTTTTTCTATGGCTTATGTGACCTTGAGTTCCAAAGCAATCGGCAGCACCATCAAGCTGAAAGTAAATGGTTCTGCCAAAGATTTCATCGTCGTCCATCAGGGCAAGCCGTCCAGCGTCTATGACGATAGCTGCAATGGCACGTGGCTGCTGATGAAGGAAGTCTACGAAAACCGCAAGTGGCATAGCTCGAACACTAACGACTACGCCAACAGCGCCATCCACTCCTACCTGAACAGCACGTTCCTGAACCTGTTCGAGTCGAACATCAAGAACGCCATCAAGCAGGTAAAGCTCCCGTACCGCAAAGGCAGCGGCACGTCCAAGACCGTCACCAGCGGCTCAAACGGCCTGTCTGCGAAGATTTTCCTGCTCAGTGCGACCGAAACGAGTTTCGGCTTCTCCTCTATGCCGAGCGGTGAAGGCGCGGAGCTGGCCTATTTCAAGGGTTGTGCGGACGATAGCTCGGATTCTAAGCGTGCCGCATATCTCAACGGCTCTGCCGCCTACTGGTGGCTCCGATCTCCGAACTGCAACGATTCCGGCAGCGCCCTGTGCGTCTACACCGATGGCGGCTGGCGCCGCAGCAGCTGCGCCAACTCGGGCGGTGTCCGCCCCGCTTTGATTTTGCCCTCTACTCTCTTGGTGTCTGACGACGGCACGGTCTCGACCAATACCGCACCCTCGACTCCGGGGAGCATTTCCGTTCCTTCGTCCATCATGGGCGGCACGAACATCTCAATCTCGTGGGCAAAAAGCTCTGATGCTGAGAGCAATCTCGCCGGCTACAAGGTAGAGCGTTCGACCAACGGCGGCAGTTCGTGGAGCCAGATTTATCAGGGTACGGCCACC